TGATTTACCTGACTGTCTTGGTAATTTACATATAGTAAAACGGTTGTTGTGCATTGTACCAACCATTTCTTTTTGAAAGTTGTACATTTTAAATGGTACAAGTCCTTCATCTAAAGAAACAATCTTTATGTAATTTGAAATAAAATATAAAGGGTCTTTAGAACATTTATCAAATTCTAATATTTGTTCTTGTGTAAATTCTACAGGTACATTGACTTTTTTTAAATTTGGATTACCAAGATATACTTCAGACATTATTTACCTTTATATTCTTTTCCTAAAACAAAATCATTAACCACAACACCCTCAATATGAGTATAACCTAACTTAATAGCGGCCAATATCATTTCAGCACCTTTATATACACTATGTCTTTTTTCAGGAACAGTTGTATGTTCTATTACTTCAATAGGATTAATCATATCACCACCTTGTAATATTTCTAAATTAGGTTTTTCAGTTACAATATATTTTAGATTACTTATCTGAAATATCTGACTGTTTGGTTGTGTTTTTAGTGCTTTCAATATTTTCATTTTTATTCTTTAACATTTGTTGAAGTTCTTTTGTACTACCTACAAACAACGCATTTTTAATTTGCGGCGATGCAGATTTAGTTGCTGCTTTTAAATCTTTTAATTTTTTTTGTAAATCTTGAAGTTTATCTACAGTACTTGCCACGTTTGCAATTAACGCACCAGCTACTTCGTATGCTCTAGGGTGTTGGCCTTCTTTTGCAATTTCCAAAATACCTTCTATAGCTTCTTGACCTTTTTCTATAAGATTATAATAATTATCTCTACTATATTTGTAATCGTTATCTATATCAGGTTTAGTTGTATCTTCTACTCTAGGTACAGGAACATTATCTACTTTAACAATAGATTCTAATGTAGGTTTTTCTTTAGATTCAATACCTAATATTTCATTTACTTTATCTTCAAGCTTTGTCATAATACTATTTATTATATATTTACTTATTAATTGGGCCTTCTATTGTCGTAGTAAAACCAAAATCTTCATCTACTTTGGCATCTGTTGGATTTGGAACTATAGTAATTCTTTCATCAACTACCTTAGTATTTGTATCAGTTGTAGAATTTATATCTGCTTGCGTTTTAAGAATAACTTTTTGAGTGCCTGCAGGACCAAATAGATATGTTTTAGCAGTAAAATTTAAGGTGTAAATAACTGCACGTCTTTGGTCAAAATTTCCAGTATAACTATCTTCATAAGTTACTGTATTTAAAATAATAGGTATGTCTCTTTTAATATTTAATTCAGGTATAAGATTTAATGTAACTGTATAATCTGGTTGAAAATAAGGCAGTATTTGTTCTACAATTTGTAAACCATTTTCAGCAGTTGCAGTAAATACGTTAAGTGTATAATTAATATTATAAGGAACTGGAGTATAGTTACTATTCAAAGTTGAATTAGTATTTACTGATTTGTATTTTTGAACTCTTGTTAATTTTCTTGATGGGTCATAAGAAATTGCTGATATTTCAAATCCCATACGAGGTAATACCACAGCAAATTCTCGACTATTTAAATCTTTTTGTTGGTCTATACGAACCATAAATTTTTCTTTTGGTCCATAAGCAAGAGGAACGGTAATATTTTGTACAAGATTACCATCTAAATCGGTTTTTTTAACTTGTATTTTATTAAATAGAGTGCCAAAAGCAACTGTTAATTTTCTTAGACCTGAATTATAAAAAAAATTTCCAAACATTAATATGCTCCTGGGTCACCAAAAGGATTTGTTTCGCTAAAATCTAATAAATCATATATTGGCGGCGATGTTAAACCAGCTTCTATATCAAACTCCGTATTATCTGCATAAGCTGAATTGACTTTTTGGTCTGCTGCTTCTTGTAAAAAATAATTCATACTGTTATTTAAACTCATATCTTCTAAAATCAAAGAGCTTTTTAACTGATTTATATAATAATTTTCCACAGAACTATTTTCTAAAGTAATTCTAAAATCTAATTGATTTAATGTATATGCTTGTTCTTTTTCATCAATAGCTGTAACACCTGTTTGTAATTGTTCGCTTGAGTATTCCCAACGAGTTACTTTAAGTTTATAAACTGGAAGATTGCCTAGTTGAAAAAATGGTTGTTGGTCTTCCACAAACAATATTTCAAAAAAACTGTTCATTAAAGGTAGATAAAGTATATCTCCTTCATTAGGTCGGCCTTCTGCTATTAATGTAGTTTTAGAGCTAACTAAATCTTGAAATCTTCGTTTAGACACCATAAACGTAGTATCTTCTCTAATCTCTAAACCAAATTTATTAATTATTTCTTGTTGACCTAAAAATCCTTCAGTAGTTTCAAAATACATTTCAACAGGTAAAGCAGCTTTAAATCTACTTGCAACATCTTCACCCAATATAATATCTTTATTAACTAATGTTCTTGGTAAATAATATACAAGATTACCATAGATTTTTAAACCTTCTATAATTAAATCTTCATGTAATCTTTGTTCTGAAAGATTTCCAATACCGTTACCGGATTGAAAATATGGATTCATTACTACCATTGTTTTATCCTATTAAGAAAGCTGCTGGTATTTCGTAAGTACTTCTTATCTCTTGTTCTAATTTTTCTATTTCTGTAAGAGCTTCTGTAAATATTTTTTCGCCATTTAATGTTACACCACCTAACATAGCAACTCCACCAAACTTACTTAAATTTTGTCCCCATTGTTGTTTAAACTTAGCAGTAACATATCTTTTTAACCATAAATCATTATAAACATTTTGATATGTGTTTGGGTCTAATTTTCTATAACATTCTATAACCAAATATTCTCCTACTTGTAAATCATATTCCCAATCTAAATCTAGATATAATCTATTATCATGTTGTTGAAATCTTATGGGTTTCATACCAACTAAAATCATATCTAAAAAATCTAAATGTCTTAATACCATATCGTAATTGATAATAGAAGTAGATGCAAAATCATAAAGGTCATTTAAACGTAATTGATATCTTACGTCAAACATGTTTAAATTTGCTTTATCGGAAAAAGGTAATATATTAATTACTGATACAACACTTGGTGGTACAATAATATAATTGCTTGATTCGTACCATGTTGAAGATACTGGAGTTATTGAACCGTTTGCAAATGTTAATCCTGTGGTTGTTCCAGGAGTTGTTGTAATAGCAGAACCTTGAGAGCTTGCTGATAATTTAAATGTTGTTGAACCATCAGTTGCAATAATATAATAATCTGTTGTTTTTTGAACATATCCTGCAAGTGTTCCTGTACCAGTATTAAATCCTGATACTGTTATTGTTTGACCTATAGTTAAAGGTAATGATACAGCAGTACAAGAAAAATCACCTTCGTCAGTTGTAATTGCAACATTTAATAAAGATTGATTTTGAGAATTATTATTTTGTGTATTTGATTCTGCATTAGGTATAGATGATTTTAATCTATTTTTATCTTCTTGTGTTAATTTATATTTAAGATAAGTTCTTTTTATACCATCATAGTGAAATTGTGCATAAAATTGCAAAGACTCATCTATACGATCTTCTAATTGGTCGTCATCAACGTTAATCTCAATAACTGGTTTACCTAATGAACGTAAAGCGTATTGTTTTAATGTTTCTCTTGTTGCTGGAATAGACATAATCTTTACTATTTATAATAATAAAAGTTATGGTGTTATTCAAATAAACAAGAAACTTTGCGATTTTTAATCTCTCTTACCTTAATGTATTCATTAAACACCGTATCGGGGTCTACCATTACATTTCGTGGGTCAACATCAATATATTTACTTTCGTCCCATTTATTAGGTTCCATAAAGTAATGTAAATTTGTATTATGAGTATAACCAAATTGTGTCCATCTTGTACTTCCCCATATTACAACACCTGATATTTCTGCCGATGCTGAGAAATGATTTAAACAACTGTCTATACCAATAAAACCTTCAGATTCTTTTAATAACTCATGTATAATAAAATACTGCTCATCACATTTAATAGTACCTTGAAATGTAGGTTCATTTGTTAATGTACAATCTATAATAGTTAAATTTGGATATTTTGCTTTAATTTTATCAATAACTTTTGATGCAAGATAAGGAGGATAGTTTCTACCAGGATTAAAACTTTGATATGGATTAGCAGGATTCCAACCAACTGGTGGTTGTCCACCTGAAAATTGAATCATCATATACTTACCAATTTTATTTTTTCTTAACCAATCGTTTGCACGTTCTCTATAACTTGATGTATATAATTTTGGTACAACAGTTTCATCATATTCAATACCAAACAGTTTACAGTATGATTGAATTAGA